GAAGCTCTCAACCACGATGCTCCTGCTGATTTTAATTCCTTCATTTTTTCTTCTCCTTTGGCTTTGCCTGTGGAAGTGGCTCGACCACTGGATATTCTCCAGCATAAGCAACAAGCTTTGGCCTAGCGAAACCAACAATCTCCTTGCCGAGATAGCGACGCTTAACCATCACCATTCCGCCGTTTCGCTGGTCGCCTTCTCCGGAAGTATTGCCTTCGATGCAGAGCACGCTGGTATTGCCAACCTTGACCACAATTCCGATGTGACTGATGCGATCAATGCCATCGTGTGGAAAGTCCATAAAGCATAAATCTCCAAGCTGCGGCTTATCTTCTATCCATCGCCCAAGCTCTTTCATTTTATGAGCTCCAGCAGCCGTTGAAACCATTGATGGAATCTTGACGCCGGCAGTGTGAAAGACCCAGTTGCAGAAGGATCCGCACCAGGGCAATCCATCGGCCTTTGTGAACTTGCCGTACTTGGTCAGATTCTCGCCAGTCTCCACCGTGCCGACTTCAGCTAGTGCGACTTCAATGATCCTTGCAGCAGTGCCGTTAGGATATGTCATCGCGTTCCAACAGTGGCACAATCCACTGGCAGGTTTCTTCATCAAATCCGAGATTATCTTCTGGCTCTGGTGCAATAAAAGCATCACGACTTTCATCGTATGAATAACCAATACCGCAATAATTCTTTCTAAATGTCGCATTGTAAGAAGTCTGAATCCAACGCCCGCCATAATGCGCTACGCAGAAATCAATTCCTTTTTGCTCTGATTCAACGCCATCAATTAAAAGCTCGTTATTGTGAACAACGATGCCACGAATGGCGATATTGTTTTCATCTAATTCTACGAAGTGTGCCATTACCAAGTCACCGTTCCGCTTCCTGTGAATGTGTAAATTGTCTTGCCACCTGAATAGGTTTTTGTTGGTGAGCCAGTAGTTGCGACTGCATCTGCGAAAGTGTCGGCGTATCTGACAATGACTACACCTGAACCACCATTTCCACCTGATCGCGTTGGTGCGGTACTTGAGCCTCCGCCGCCTCCGCCCGAACCACTGTTTGTTTGACCTGCGCTTCCGTTATTGTTTGAACCGCCAGCTCCAGCTCCTCCAGTACCTGCCGTTCCTGGTGTTCCACCTGTTAAACAGGCTGCCCCAGCACCGCCTCCAGCATAAGTAACTGATGAACCTGAATAACTTGATGCAGTTCCATTTCCACCATCGCCCGATGGTGTTTGACCTAAGCTACTTGAACCGCCGCCTCCTCCACCGCGCCAAGGTGTTAAGTCATAACCTGCTGCCCCATAATTTCCTTGACCCGATGTCGGTGTTCCAGCGACTCCCGTATCTGATCCTCCTCCGCTTGATCCACCATTATTTCCATTTATGCCGCCCGCATAACCGCCGCCTCCGCCACCGCCCACCGATGTGATTGATGAAAATACTGAATCTGCACCATTAGTAGCGTGAGATGACCCGTCTCCACCTGTTCCGCCAATTCCGACTGTGACTGTGTAGGAAACTCCAGCACTTACGGATAAACCTGTTGCAGTACGAAATCCTCCAGCTCCGCCGCCCCCGCCACCCGCATAACTTGAGTTTGCAGATCCTCCTCCAGCCCCCGCACCTGCAATAACTAAATAATCAACGGCAGTTGGTGGAGGCAGAATTTTACCTTGTCCAGTTATGCCAAGAATCGGATTTCGCATTACGCAATTCCACCAATTACTGTCCATGAGTTTGCAGCCAGTTTGATTGCGCTTGCAATCTTATAGCGTGCCAATACTGGTGATCCAATAGTTGCACCCGATGAAACGACTGTTGTTGTTCCAGGTGTTGTTGCAGTGATTGTTGTAACTCCTGCGCCTTTCATATAAATGTTCAAAACTGTTCCGATGTCAAAATTGACGCTTGCATCTGTTGGAATGTAAAAAGTGTTTGCTGAAGCATTGTCCATTGTGACAAGACTGTTTGTTCCGTCTGCTAACACCGCAGTGTAAGACGTTCCAGTTTGTGCGTTAATTGTCAAACTGGAATCGTCTTGCGCTATCCAAGTAAAATCCATATTGGTATTTGATGCCTTAGACAATACTTGACCAGTCGTGCCACCAAGTAGATCCTGCATTGACGTATCAACGCCCTGCCCGAATACGTTGAAATCGGCCGGAAGGTCAGTGACCAGATCCGTAGCGGTCGGCATGACCCAGCCGAAGTAGGTTGTTGGATTAGCCATTCATTTTCCCTTTCATTATGAGACGATTGTAGCGTTTGCCCAATCTAAAGTCGGCGACACGGTATTCCACTGCTCGTTTATTGGCACGTCGTTCCAGCGCATCGAATTAAGTGAATATGCCAATGGAGACATGAGAAGAGTGATGTCAAGCTGATTGTAAGAAGCTCTGAAAGTCCAGCCCTCGACGAAGCCTTGAAACGTGCCAGAAGACATATTTGGCGGGAGGTCATTCAGTGCGATTGGCTGACCCATAAATACATTGATAAGAGCATTACGATCGGCATTATCTAGTTCTGGATTGGTTAATGCGTAGGTGATGGAATCAAAGATTGGCTGCGGATAAGCTCTAAGTGCAAGATAGAACGCAGCTTGATCTTCGGCATCGGCTTCATGCTTGATGGTCGTTGTAATGATTTGAGATAGGTCGCCATAGATTGCTATCGACGCCGGATCTGTATCACTGACTTCGCTGCTTGAATCTATGCCGTAACTGAGCGTGATGTCATTTCTGACGTCGCCTGCCCGTGTCTTGATTGTTATTCCTTGCCCTAAAGCGTGATTTGCGGTGAGATCCGTGTAACCATTTAGTGCAAGGTAAGTCGTCCGATGTGTCGAGTCTGCATAGCTAATTAAGCCCGATGCCGACTCATACAAATAACCTAATCCGCTCGTGGCTAGCGCGGCGACTAAATCATAAATAATTACGCGATTTGAAGCTCTTTGAGCCAGCTCGTAATTGCCTGGAGTATCAATCTCACCAAGTCCGTTATTCTCAGCAGTCGCCCACGTCGTCGTCGGATCATAGGTGTTCCATTGAAGCGCGGCTGGAACTTGTTGCCACTGCGCCAATAGGACTTCGCGCAAGATTGTTTCTATTTGGTCGCCATCAAAGTCCTGTGTTAAGACGCCATCTGTGAGAGCCTTCTGAAGCCTTGCAAGGGCTCCTAGAGCCGTGATTGTGACTTCTTGAGTATATGCGCTAGAGCCAACCTGAGAGACGCTTACGGCAATATCGACTACTGATCCGCCAAAGATAGGCACATAGACGGCTGATGTGTCTTGCACTTCAATCGAGATGGTGTCGTTGATTTCGTAAGGTAATGCAGCTTGACCAAAGATGATAAGAGTGATTGAGCAATAGCCAGCTTGGGCTTGCTCGTAGATATTTGTGCGCCCTGATGTAATGTTTAAATTGGCAAGAACCGAATCGGTGACATCAGTGCCATCAATTTTGACGCGCCAGACTGGAGCCCACTGGGTCATTAGATTGCCTGAAGTGCGCCGGCTCCGCCAGTGCCACGATAAAAGGAATCATTAAGAACTTTGACGATTGTGCGAGCAGTGCCTTCGGCATCGATTGCGCCATTGACTGTCAGATTGATTCGGGCGTCGTTTTGAGAGTCTGTGAATGCGCCACTTCCAGCCGCCGTTAATCGGCCTGCATTCTGTGAATCGGTGAATCCGCCTGCACTTGCTGCTAAAGATTGACTAGCCGTTAAGCCTTTCGCTTGTCCTGCAATAATAATTTTGGCTTCTGCTAATCCAGCCGATTGACTAGCTGCCAATGCTGCTTTCTGGGCGTCTGTTTGAAACACGCCACCGCTAATCGCTCCAGGTGCTCCACCGACTGCAAATTGTGTTTCGCCACTGCTTTTATTTGCTAAGGCATTTGCACCAGCTAGAACGGCGGCGGCGGCTGCAACGGCTGCGACACCCAGCAAAGGATTGAGAGCAAATGCCGTTGCAACACCAGCAACGATTGCCGATGCTTTTAATGCGTTATATGCAGTGATTAATGTTTTAATTAAAGCAATCGTAGCCGTAACACCTGCGGCAATTTTGGAAACAACAAAGACTGTGCCAATTACAATCGCCGTCGCAATTAATTCATCTTTTAGATCAATTACTGTGTCAATGACTTTTCGGACATTCCTGCCCCATTCAACGGCTTTTTTCTGTGTATCGCTAAGACCATCGGCCAGGCTATCTTGGCCAGTTAATCCTGCAACAAAGGATTCAATCGCCGGAACGACTGAAACAATAATAAAATCGGCTAATTCTTTGACTACTGGCAAGAGAGCTGCGCCGATTGCTTCTTTAGATTCATCAACGGCAATGCTGATTTGCTTAAACTTAAACGCAGCAGTTTCTGATTGATTTTCAATAAAGCCATCAAATGTCTTGTTGAGTAACTGTTGCGTTTCATCAAATGTCATTGTCTTAAGAGTTGCAGCGTCAATGCCAATGCCTAATTTGCCAAGTGCAGTATTGGATCCTTCAAAGCTCTTTGCAACGGCGTTTGTCACCGCTTCCAATGGCTTGCCAGTTGCCACAGATATTTCTTGGCTTAATGTGAGCAATTCTTGCGACTTAGTCAAATCTCCAGTTGCGCGCAATAGGCGAGACAAGGCAGGACGAATGACATCATCGGTTGTCGCCGTAGCAATACTTTGAGCCGTGACATATTTATCGATGCCGGCAATCTGCTCCGCAGTTGCGTTTGTTGTATTGCGGATAGTTTCTTGCAGCTTAGTTTGTGCAGTCTCATCTTCTGCGGCTGCCTTAACTGCCGAGATTGCAAACGCACCTACCGCAGCTCCGGCAGCAGCGAAAGCGATAGCTGCCTTCTTGCTAAAATCGCTCATTCTTGATGCAGAGTTATCGACTTCACTATTGGCTGATGTCAGCGATTTCTTAAGTTGATCTACATCAGCAAGAATCGAGAGCTTGAGTGTGCGCGATTGTCCGGCCATTTACCACTCCTTCAAGATTCTGTCGAAAGCATTTTCCCACTTTGCAATCAAGTCTGGCTGGATTTCGCGTAGTGTCGGATAAATAAACCAACCTTGCGAACCGCCTTTTGCGCCGCGTCCAGACCAAATTGGGAATTGCTTATACTTATTAGATCCAAATTCTGTTCCGCCCCAGAGATCCTTTGTTGTGCCACCACCAGAAAACTTTTGACTTACAAAGCCGAAAGAAAGCTCGCCAATCTTGGAAGATTTAGACACACGGGAGCCACTGGCAATGCGGTTGGCGGCTTCGCCTCTGGTCGTGGCTTTCTGCTGGATTTTGCCTTGAGCAAACTCTGCCAGAGCTGAGGATTCTCTTTTTGCTGCATCAGTAGCCGCCTCATCCATCGCCTTAAATGCTGAAGTAATCCGACGAAGATCTGTTTTGTCATAAGCAATCGCATCTTCAGCCATTCCTTTTCTCCAATATCTCTATTGCCGTGTAGATGTCATCGGCCGAAGTCCATTCTCTCATCGGTATGCCTGTCGCAATAGCGACTTCAACCAATAATCGACTTACGCTTCCGGCTCGATGGCTTTTGGGTCGTTGTCTCCCACCTGCACATCTGCCACTGTTTCGCACCAGATTTCATAGCCCTTGACGGGCTTGCCACCGGCTTCACGTTTCATCGCATGCCACGCAAGGAAGAGAAGATCAGAGATTCCAATCTTCTCCTGCGCTTGCGAGATAGTTAGCGAAGTTTTCTGCTCCCACTTAGCCCACTCTGGTGGCTGAGCCGTGTAGGTTGCAGATTCGCCGGACATGTATTCGATTGTGATTGGTAGTTTCATTCTGTGCTCCCGTTTCTGTTTTGTTTAGCTGAATGTGCCGGTTGGTGTTGTTGAGCAAAGCATCGCCCAAGAATCTGTCTGCGCATCTGGTGCAGCTCCGCCAGCAGTTGGTGCTACTGGGAACACGTTGCCGGTAAAGACTGCGCCTGTTGCAGTTGTCAAGCTGAATGCAAGTGCAGTGTTGGGAGCAGAAGTAAAGGCAGTCCACATCGCTTCGAAGAGTGATGATGCAACGCCCCAATCTGCAAGAAGCTCCATGTTAAGCGTCCACTGATCATCAATGTGCTTATAGGCTTTTCCATCAAGTGTCTGATAAGTAGTAATGACTGGCGCATTGACGAGAGTGACTGAAGTTGTCTGTGCGTCATAATTAACGGTGGCAAGAGTAAAAACTATGTCGCGACCGGTGACTATTGTTGTTGGCATTTCTTTGTCTCCTTAGATTGTCTGTTGTGTGTAGTAAGTGCTGACCGCGAGATCCGCCACTAGTAGGTTGGTTGCTCCGACCTGTTGGATTGTCGGACGTTGGACGTCTCCGACTTCGTATCCAGTTGGCATCGCTGCCATGATGCTAATAACAAGCTGCTCAAGATTGTCGAGTGCTCCGGCCGTGTTGTTATACGCAACGGCCGCAGTAACCACAAAGTTGATTTTCACGCGCACCGCAGATTTGCCGATTGTAGTCGTTTCCAAATAGGGAGAATCCGGAACAATTACACAGGCTGGAGGAATGACCGCCTCTGGAGGCGATGAATACACAGAAGCCACGACGCCAGAGAGAGCAGTCGCAAGAGTGCCTCTGACGTTTGTTGCAATAGTTGTTGGCGTAGGCATCACATGGCCATCGTTGAAACGTCGATGTAATTACCTAATAAACCAATGACGCGATTTTGCAGTGATCTGCCCATTCGATATGGCGACGGCGTAAAATCCACGCCTTCAATCTGACCACCTGGTGCGACCACGCTCTGGAATATCTCAACGCTGACGATGGTGACCGCCTGTTCGACTGCGTCGGTATTTGCGTAGAGCGTGGCCGCGTCTGCCCCAGATAGATAAACTACGCCGCCAGGAATGACCGGACGGAATGTAATATCACTATTTGTTATAGCTGCCGTGAAGTAGAAATATGGAGCCGGATATGCGAAAGGTAAGTAAGGAAATGGATCATAATAATTTGAAGTTACTGTCAGTGTTCCGTTGAATGTAGCTGGAACGCAACCTGTAATTACGACACTTTGACCAGCGACGAATGTATTCGGTTTCTGAGTGATGTAATAGGCGACATTATTTTGAAGATAAACGGCGGCGACTGAATTCTGATTGGCAGTCAATAGCGGCAGAATTACCTGCTCGGCTGAATCGATAATGCCTTCAAGATAGGCATCAGAATAAAGGGCGACAGAGACGCCAAGAACCGTCCGAAGGCTTGCTACGGTAATGATTGCTGGCATCTCTGTCTCCTTTATGTGAGCTGCTGGGCTAGATACGGGAGCGCACCTAGCCCATGATTAGTTTG